AGTCAGCATTTCAAGGTTGTTGTGAGTCATAATCAGTTAGAAGAAACGTGGGAGACAGTATAACGCTTGTAAGAAACTTGATAGTATTTCAGTTCTTCACCAATGCGATTCGCAAGGTTATTCATCTGACGCTCAAGTCCTTTGTTAGACTTAGTGGCGGTCAGTTTGCGACGTTCAGTGATAGTCACCACATCACCATTGGGTTCGATGCGGTCAACTTCGATTAGGTAAGTGTTGTTCATACTAAAGGAGACATTTCAAGGTGAGTAATTTTGAATGCCTATCAATCACATTCCATTGATATACTCATGAAGTTCATCATAGTATTGTTCTTCAGTGTCAAATTGACGACCTTGAATCACACAAGGAAACGTCTTTTTTTGAAACATTGTGGATGCGACTTGACAGTCTTTTTCATCATATCCCATCTCAATCAGAGTTTGAATATAAGGATTGTGATGTGTCATTTGTGTCAGTAACGGAAATTGAATTGCGGATTGGGCCTGATAAACTCTGCGGTATCATGAAGTTTATCAGAGATGAAGAATCGTGCGTCGTTTGAGTTGTAAATGCAAACTCCGGCGATAACAAACAACAACAGAACTTTCACTTGATTTGCGTAGAAGTTTGCAGGACGTGTTTTGGTTAATGCCTTGAACATAATTCCAAAAGATTAGAAGTTCAGAGAAACAATTCAGAGAAGCAATCTACATCGTAGAGAGAAGTCTGAGAGAGAAGTCCGAACCCTTACACTATAGGGAACATTTCAAGGTGAGTAATTCTATTCGATCAGATCTTCCCAAACTTCTTCACCACACATGTCCGTAATATCTTCCTTCATATCATCATAATCCCAATCTTTCATATTCTCAACTATAGTCTCTGCAGCGAATTGACATAACGTTTTCATGTCCATTCCGTCAACAATCATCCATGCATAATCATCTTTCAGTTGATCAAGTCTTTCGGGAGTCATCATGTTAGGATCAGTGTAGTGTGCGATGAGTGACATTAAAGTATAACTCAGACCAACAGGTCAGATGTAGTGAGAGTGCCAAGTCTCATACCATTACGAAACTCAGTGGTGAAGAACTCAGTGCCATTGTACAAACGAATGAACCAATTAAAGTTTTTCTGAAATACACCTTCACCAGGAATACCATGCTCATCCAGAATAGCATTGAGGCGAGACTTAGTGGTGTTAGACTGCCAACCACCATCGTACAGTTTGATACCCTTGTCATCAACAATGGCGATCAGATTACCATGAAGATAGACAAAAGAAACATTCTCTCCCATATTGTTGAGAGTGATAACTTCAGTGTTATCAAGTTTGAAATCTTTGGACTCACTGATAGCAGCATTCATGAGTCTTTCGATCTTACGCATAATTGATTCGTGTGGTTACACTATAGGAGACATTTGGAGGTGAGTAATTTTGAAGATCACTCAATCTCGATTAGAGGTCATACGAACTGCGGTAATCTTTGCACCAGGATAACGTGCCTCTAGAACTTGTACCGCAGTAGAGTATGACGTAATACCACAAACTTCAACGGTTTGAAACTTGTAACCGTTGCCAGTCTGAATGTTACCTGTGAATGTGGCCATGATGTAATCAAATTAAAAAGCTCGGGTCTTACATGATAACCAAGTAACCACACCATGATGTTATCAATGCCCAGATGTGTGGATTTTAATTAGGGCTTACACCCAGGAGAATCGGTCAACATAACGACACTGTTCGCGGATATTATCACCAATCGCGGGTTCATATTTCCCACCCCTATAACAGTCTTCGTCAATAAAATAGTATTTGGCATCTGCGATCAGTTTCTTAGAAACTTCACCAGATTGATCCAATACAGTGACAGCAACACGTTCTACACCTTTGTTCTCAAGTTGATCCTGAATCCAACTATACATCTCCATGCAACCATCAAACAATTTAGCAGTGGTGATGTTATCATCACAAATTGCAAGATAGGCACCGTTGAACTCAGGATTCGTAGTGTTAAAGTTGACTTCGATCATTATCAGTGAAACGTGGTTACACTATAGGAGACATTTGGAGGTGAGCTATTCTGTCAGACAGATTCAAGAATAGCTCGTCGTGCTTCATAGGCCATACATTGATTGGGAAAAGTAGCAATCTTAGTGAAGTCTTCCCTCCAATATAATGCCCATTTGTGAGTTCCCATCACACCTTTGACGATGATGGGATTATCAATGCCGAGTGGGTAAGACATAATCAACCTCCGAACAGTTGATCAAACAAGTCATCCATTGATTCACGTTCGTGGTGAGAATCAATGGCATTTCGCATCTCAACATAATACTGTTGTTCCATCTTGAGCTTCAACAACTGGTCACCAATCTCGTGCAGTTTGTTGTTGATCTCAATGCGATCCATACCGTTCACCGTTGTGACGGTGATTGGCATACCTTGTGACATCGTGGTGCGTTCGGAAATTGTCATCATTCTTTAGTGGTTACACTATAGGAGACATTTGGAGGTGAGTAATTTTATTTCATCTCAATTCGGTCGATCAAACACATACCAACGTCGAAAAACAGATCTTCATCAATGTCACCCAACTTTTCACGAAGAGCATCACCAACTAGCTCAGTGATAAACTCAGAATAACGCTCATCTTCATAGATGTAATTGATAACGTCATCCTTCAATGCATCGGCCAGTTTTGATACACATTTTGCGGAGAGAGCCATTGTCATTCAAGCAATTTGGTGATGATGTTTAATACGGTAACCGACAGGATACCTACTGAAGTATAGAAGAAAAACCGTGGAATACTAGAGAACATAGAGGAAAGAACCATATTGGTCGCAAATATAAGGATTCTCCAGAAGTTCCTCAATGTTGTAACGAACTCCTTTGGCAGGACCCTTCACACCAGCAGGTTTGAAACAATTACCAGTTACATTCTCTACAAACATGAAGACAGAACGACCAGGAATCCGATCACTTTTAGAAACAAGGTAAGACCACAGTTTAATATACTTACGACCAACTTCTACCTCAAGTTGAGTATAAGTTGTGTGGCCATTCTCAATCGCAAGAACTTTCCACTCATCATTAAGAATCTCGATCAAACTATCAACGAGAAACTCAGATTTGGTTTGAGATACTTGAAGCATGATAGGTTAGGTGGTTACGTTATTGAGGACCTTTGGAGGTGAGTAATTGTGAAGCTTTACGATTGATACGAGCAATTGTAACACAATCACCTTGAATTTGTTGGATATTATCTACCCAAACAAGGTTTCGAGTTTTAATATCAGATGCAACGTTGTAGGTCATTTGATCGGATTGGGATAATACTCGTTTTCAGTTAGAACATCGGTAAAAGTTTCGTTATCATCTTCACTGAAGACCAGATACAGAGTTTCATCATTATCACTCACATTCCACTCATTGTAGATAGCGAGAATATCACGACTTGCCTCTCTTTGTTCTTTCTTCTTAGAAGATTTGATTTGTTTCCCTATCTTTTTGATTCGTTTCTCATATTGTTGGTGAATATCATTCGCAAGATATTCTGTGCGCTCATGATTGAAATTGAAAGTGTTTCCATCAATCTCAAAGATCTCTTTTTCAGATGATTCAAAGTTCATGGTATTGTGTTTGATTCAGTTACAAGAAAGATTGAAGATCAATCAGTAGTTGTGGCTTTACCGACGTTAGATGGACCTTTCCAAACTAGACCTTCTTCTTCCCATTTGTGAATAAAAGCACGACGAAGTGTGGTTAGTTCTTCATAACGTTCAGACTGTGCCTGAGTATAAGAGAAGTTTTGTGCACGCCAGGTTTTACGAAGATCCTGAAGTTCACGAAGAATCTGAGAAGAATGATTCATAATCTTAGTGGTTACAATGTAGTGGACAATTGAAGGTGAGTAATTTTAATTGGTGCAGAACTCAACCACCTTTTTCTCTATTAAAGTGACGGGAATGTCTGATGCTACAATATATGCTTCAACCTCTTCTAAAATCTCATTATTAGATAGATCTTGTCCTTTTAAATTGTCAATCAACTTAGACAACTCTTTCTCAGTCCATGATGACTTAATTCCAAATTCAATTAGTTCTTCATGGTTAAACATGGTGGATGATTTACCATCACCAAGTGATCCATCTACACAATCTTGAATAACATGATGTGCTTCATGTCGTAGAGTGTCTAAGTCATTCTTTGTCCATTCTACTTGAGGACCACCAGAAATGCCATTTTCTTGACATACAACAAATAATCCTGAATATGGGAAATAAGATCCTGCATATTCTCCAGTACAGTGAATCTTATTGTTGATAACGGTAACTACACCTAACTTTCCTAATGTGTTCCATAGACTGACATGATCCTCATAGGTATTCTCAGCCTTAGCAACACCAGGAGTGAGAATTGTTACAGTAGAAAGAAGTGAGAGAATGAGTTTTTTCATCACAATCAAAGTTCAGGACCAACATATTCCATAATATCAGCGGGATCATCACTGACAAGATAAGTTTCTGTGAATTGAATAGCTAACTCACGATTAGCAAAAATCATCTCCACATTATCATAAAGGCGATCTGTGTGAACAGTCACCGTGATAGGTTTGACTCCTGATGCATGAATACAATCTTGAATGTCAGACCAAATATGATCTGAAACGAAGTCATATTCAACTTTGATTGATTCAGACATTAGACCGATTCCTCTTGACAAACTGAACGATACTGATTGACGATTGTTTGTAGTGAGACGATCGCACTTTCCATAGTAGCACGAGAATATCCTGTAGCATAAGGATAACCTCGATCAGGATCAAACTTAGAATCTTTACTAACAATCACTCCGTCCTTCAGAGATTCAATGACGGTCAAAAGTTGAGAATCAATGTTCATTGTGGTTTCGTACATAATTTAACTTTGAGTGACCTTAGAGCCTGCTTACGGGCCTTTAGACGACCCTTACACATTCCCTTGGTTCTTTTCACTTTACCTGAGTTTTTCACCCAGTTAGGAATGTTAGACATCTCACCGATTGAAAAACTATTTCTACCAAAAAAAGGAGGTGGAACCTCCTAAAATATTACATTGTGGTCTTAGGACCAAACTCACGTTGATAAGAAACCTTTACATGCTCAATGGTTTTGTGAATGTAAGGTTTGATATATTCAACGAGGTTTTTAAGATCCTGACCAAGTTGGTTGGTTTCATATTTATGAATATCCCAACGAACTTTAATATCTGCTAGGTACTGTTCACGAGTGATTAGAACCTTAGGAGCAGTTTCGGTCATAAACAGTTGCGTCTACACTATAGTGGACATTTGGAGGTGAGATATTCTATTTTCGTTTCTTTTGTCTAAGTTTATCTACAAAACTCTTAGCTGATTGTAAGTTTCTACACTCTTTCATCTTGGTACAATTATCCCAGATAACCATAAGTTTTGTGGATGATCCCATTATAGGAATTGCTGCATATTTACCATCATCCAATACAAAACCGATTGGACCTGGTGCAGCATCTAGAATGTGAGAGTTCGTATATTGAAACTTACTCATTGAATACTGCAGTGATGTGAGAGTTTGTGTAATGCATTTAGATATGCTTGATGGGCTTCTTCAATAGTATCATATATCCCCAAATATTCAGTTTTACCGTCATGTGCAATACGAGAGTAATATCTACCACTATGTGCGGTTGATACACCTCTAACACCTAATTCATTATTGTTTCTTACTTTAGTATTGTAATTGTTATGTGTTTGGTCAACTGCTCGTAAGTTTTCTATTCTGTTGTTACTTTTATCTCTATCAATATGGTCTATTTGTTGTTCCTGACATAAGTCACCATAATGATACTGATACACCAATCTATGCTTCAAATAGATCTTCTTATCCACGGATATTTGATGATATCCATTGTGATTTTTAGTCCCTGCAATAGAACCTGCTGGTTGTCTTCCTCTACATTTTTTGTAGATAAGTTCTCCATCTTGGTAGGCGAAAAGTTCCTGTAACCTACCCTGTGAAGGGAGTTGATAATTTCTCATGTGTGTCTTGGCGATGACATTAATATTTAGAATTTTATCATAATGTGGGACTTACGTCAATTTACCCGCCAAGACACACTGACTGCCCACAGTATTATTTACGAGTTACACTGTCAAGCATTTCTCCCTTCTCAAAGACAACATCTACACAACGTTGGAGAGACTTTTGGGTAGAAAGTCCTACCTGATTGTAGACAGGGACGCACAACATACCGTAGGTTTTAGTAGAAGAACCCACACGAATTACACGTCCTACAGTTTGAAGAAGCTCAATACTGTCCATGTTACGGAGGAAGATAACTGCCTCAAGTTCAGACACATTGATACCCTCACTGAGAATAGATCGGTGAAGACAAATAAACTTTTTGTCACGATCCTTACCCCAGGCGTTGAGAGTCTCAAAGAATACTTCACGAGAAACCTTCTGACCATCAATGATTGCACCCGTCTTGGATGTAATATAGAGGTAAGAATATCCACGTTCAGTCAACTGATCCGCAAAGTCAGTCATAAACAAGTTTTGCAACTGACGAGTGGTCTTGACACAAACAAGGATCTTTTTGATCCCAATCTCGTCAATGGACGCGAGAACATTGTTCCCCTCCATGTGAGGAGTGAGAGACTTTTTGTCCACTTTGTCCATCTCAATGACCTTAACTTTAGGAGGAAGGATAAACCCATTCTCCACAAGTTCAGGTGCAGAAACACGTGCAATCACTTGACCATAAGTTTCAGTCCAGTTCATACCTGGTTTCTTCACAGTCACACTTGTTTTGCGTGTCGCAGTAAAGAAGTAACAACGATCTGCCTTCTTACTGAAATACTCAGTAGGACCGTAGAAGTTACGTTGAACACTATTATGTGCCTCATCAAAGTAGATCGTATCCACATCAATACCACTCTCCTGAATACGATGGAGAGAATGATAGGTGGTAAAGATAAGAGAATGATCACCCACAGTGCGAGACATTTCTACCGCGAGTTTGATCTGTTCAGGTTTAGTGGTGCTGAAATGTTTGGTCTCACCACTATGAACGTGAATTACATTTGCGTTAGTGATGTGTTCCAGATACTCTGAAGACAGTTGTTCCATCAACAAAATACGTGGACCCACAACAACAATAGTCCGAGGTACATTGACCTCAAAACGTTTCACTGCGTCCATAATTGCGATCAATGTCTTACCGCCTCCTGTCGGAACTATTATTTGTCCTTTGACGTTGACATACATTGCGTCACAGGCCTCATTTTGATGGGGTCGCAGAGTAATCATCAAATTCTGTGGTTGTAATATAGGGGACATTTCAAGGTGAGTTATTCTGTGGGAGACAATCTTATCACGTAGTCATCACCATCCCGTGTGACTTGTGAGACTTTATATCCATCTCTCAAGTGTAACATGTCATGCATTGTTGAAGTCTTTACCTGATGACATTCTTTACACAATAACTGACACTTATCGGCTTCCGCAGTAAGTTTATCCCATGCCATACAGACGTGGTTAGCTATTTTGAACGACCTATCTCTTTTGTCAATGTGGTCAAACTGTAGGTTCTCTGTTGTACCACAACCTACACATTTACCACCAAGATAGTCTTTTATCTTCTGTCTTCGTTTCTTCTTATAGGCATTATGCCATTCTCTAGAAGCCATATTCAATTTGCAGGGGTATTATTATTTATTATTATATCATAGTCTGGGACTTACGTCAATACACCCCTGCAAAGACTGCCCAGTTCTAATTACGTTCCAAACCCATTATGGAAGTTGGCATAGGCAAACTCGGTACGATTGACCAACTTCACTGAACCATAAGTTTCGGAGTGGAAGACATAACCCTCACCATCACATTGAGTTCCATTGGGAAGATAAGAGATAGGTGCATCAGTGACAATCAAACTATCCATAATATCCTCTTTGATTTCAATTACAAACTGATACAAGTTGGCAAGATGTTGACAACCAAGAATGTCAGTCAGCATCGAATCATTGATGGGTTGACCAGACTTGATCAATTTGTTGATCTCAATCTTAGCATTTTCAGCTTCTTTTTTAGTGAG